CAGCAGTACCTACAGTGGCAGCAACGTCTATTTTGCCCAGCTGAACAACCGCCTGTATTACTGCGATGGCGTGGGTGCCCTCAAGTATATCGACAGCTCGGTGGCCCACAATGCCATCACGGCCGGGAAGGTCAGCAGCATCAAGATCACCGACCCCGGCGTTGGCTATACCAGCGTGCCGGCCATTACCTTCAGTTCCGGTGCGGCGGCGGCCACGGCTGTCCTTGGCTACGGTGGCAAGGTGGTTGCGGCAACCGTCACCACGCCCAGTTCGGGCTACAGTGCCACCACGCCCCCCACCATCAGCTTTGCAGCGGCACCCGCTGGTGGCACCACGGCGCTGGGCATCGTCAACATCACCCAGGTTCCCAGCAAGCCCCAGTTCATCACCAGCCACACCAACCGGCTGTTCTGTGCCTCGGCCGACACCTCCATCCCGCCAGATACCGTCTATGTCAGCGACATCCTTGACGGCGACAGTTGGGACTTGGTGGGTGCCTCTGTCCGGGTGGGTGGCGACGGCGACCCCATCACGGCCATTGCCTCATGGTTCGGCAACTACCTGCTCGTTTTCAAGCAGCGGAGCATCTGGACGATCAATGCCGACCCGCTGACCCCGGTGGCCGACTGGGAAATCAAGCTCGTCAACAACCGCATCGGCTGTGTGGCCCATCGCTCCGTGCAGGCCGTGGGCAAGGACGTGTTCTTCCTCGCCCAGGACGGCGTGCGCTCCATTGGCAACATCGAGTCGGGCACCCAGACCGAGGTGGGCCTGCCCATCAGTGCCCCGGTTCAGGATGAGATCGACGCCATCAACAAGACCTACATCGCCAAGACCTGTAGTGCCTATTACCGGAATCGCTACCTGATTGCGCTGACTCAGGAGGCTAATACCGCCCCCAACTGCGTGCTGGTATACAACACCCTCACCAAGTCGTGGTCGGGCTGCTGGACCGGATGGAGCCCGGCTGACTTCTGTGTTACTGGCTTCAGTGGCCGCATCCGGCTCAACTTTGCCGATGCCACGGGCAAGTTCTGGACGTGGGACGACTTCACGACCCCGGCCGATGAAACGGGTGCCCAGTACCGTGACGACACTACCGACTACGAGAGCTATGTCATCACCCGGGCCTATGCCCATGGCGACCCGCTGGTAGACAAGGTGGGCCACATCGTTCAATTCCAGACCGAGAACAAGCTGACCGATGCCGACATCACGGCCTATGCCTACTACGACAAGGACATGTCCGGCAGCTTCACCGCACTGGACACCGGCATCACCCTGACGGCCGGGGATCGCCTCAAGCAGAAGACGTTCAACCTGCTCCCCAAGGGCAAATACAACGTCATCCAGTTCAAGTTTGGCGGCACCCGCAGCCGCATCCCCCTCAACGGCGTGGCTGTGACGGCCTACGCGGACACGATCAAGACCGAGCTATGATCTACCCCCGCACCACCCGCTATATCTCCGCTTTCCTGCGCCGGTACTGGTCACAATGCCAAGCCTGGCCCGATGAGAACCTGAACGCCTGGGTGCAATGGTTCGTTAATAATGACAGGTGCTTGATGGTGACGGATCGGCGCAGGATTCTTTCAGTCACCTTATTCCGGTGTGTCCACAAGGCCGAACAGGTCATGGACCCCTACCTGGATACAGGTGGTCCGGTAGCCTACATTGACCTGACCGTGGCCCGGGAAACCCGGGGTATGAAAGCCTGCTATAATCTCCTCCGTGACAAGGTTGGCAAGTTCGTGACCCATATCTGCTGGATCAGGGCCAAGCACGGAAACCGCTTCAGTATTGTAACGCTCAACTCCGCCGCAAGGCACCTTTCTTATGGGTAAAAGCACCCCTCCCCCGCCCGCCCCGCCTGACTACGCAGCAGCCAACCGTGCTGGCATCGAGACGGACATCGCCACTCTACCCCAGCGCAGGCTGATCGAGGCTCAGGCACGCCTTGGTCAGGGTGATTTTGCCGGCCTTGGGGATGCCGAACTGGCGGCCCAGATGTTCGACCAGCAGATGGCGCAAGCACCCCGGGCAACCGAGCAACTGCTTGACCTGCAACGCAGGTTTGGCGGGGATTTTGCCAATGAGGCCCGCAGGCAGCTTGCCATTACTGATCCTGAGGGTTTTGCCCTACGCCAGCAATTTGGCGGGGATTTGCTCCGTGGCGACCGCAGCATTGAGGGTATGCTTGGGCAGCTACCAGATGCTCCTACCTATGAGCGGGTGGGCGACTACAAGAACGCCGATACTGGTCAGGCTGCGGCTGGTCGGGCTGCTCTGGAGTCCCAAATCTTTGACGAACTGGCCCGTGCCGGCACACCGGACGCTGCCCTGACCCGTGCGGCCGAGCAGGCTGCCCGTGCCCGTGGGTCCGCCAGCGGCAACATTCTTGGTGACGGTGCCGCCCTCCAGGAGTCCCTTGGGGTGCAGTTGGCCAACCGCTCGCTGGACGACTCCCGCCGCCAGAACGCTCTGTCCCTGCTCCAGTCCGGGCAGACCACCAGCGATACCCAGAACCGTATCGGTCAGGGTAACTTTGAGAATGTCATGGCGGCTATCGGCCAGCGCAATCAGGCCGCCCAGAACCAGTTTGGGGCTGCCCAGGCCAACGTGCAGCAGCGGCAGGGTGCCCGCCAGCAGGACTTGGCCAACATCCAGTCCTTCCTTGGCCTTACCCCGATTGTGGCGCAGGGTGGTCAGCTTCAGGGCCTCCAGCAGGGTGCGGCTCCGTTCGTGCAGAATGGCTACGGTGGCGTCAACATCAACCAGGGTGCCGGCACGCAGGGTGCCGAGTGGGCCGGTCAACTCTACGGTGCCCAGATGCAGCAGAACGCGGGCTTGGCCCAGGCTGCCGCCGCCGGCAACGCGGGTGGACTCACCGCCTTTGGTTCCCTTGCTGGTGCGGGTATCATCGCCGCCTAATGACATACGAGGAAAAAGTCTCCGGTGCCTTTGCGCTGATCGACGCCGTGCTGCTTACGGCCAAGAACCCCTGCATCATGTGCTCATTCGGCAAGGACAGTATTGCCGTTCTGCACATGGTCAGGAGCCGTAGAAAGCTCAAGGTGGTGTTTCACCGCGAGCCCTTCCAGCACCATAAATACGACTACGCCAACAAGGTCATCCGGGACTGGGATCTTCACGTCATTGACTACCCCCCGCTGCATACTTCCGTCCAGCAGAACGGCGACGAGGTGGAGATCGTCAACGCCTATCAGGCTGGCAACCGCTACGTCTATCTGCCGACCGGCCTGCACCCGCAAACCGGCACAGACCACCCCCTGTGTGCGCTGGATGACATCTATAACAAGCCGACCGGGACGTTCAACTATCCCTTCGACATGGCGTTTCATGGCCACAAGTCGGTGGATGTTGACCCAGTGCTGGGTGCCATGCCACTGAACTCTGACATTGCCCAGAACATTGGCAGCATCTCGGCCGCTTTCCCTATCCGCCACTTCACCAATGCGGACGTGTGGCGTTACATCGAGGAGAACAACATCCCGATCCACGACACCCGCTATGAGAAGGTGGACGGCGAGTGGCGCGAGAAGGCCGACAAGACGATGAACCCGGACTACATCAACGCCTGTTACGCCTGTATGGACCGGGGTGCCGGTCCCAGCGTTCACTGCCCCAAGGTTGGTTTTAGCGTCAGCAACATTTCCGCCCAACTGCGGGCCACCCAGAAGCCGGTTCTGGAATACCTCAAATAGCCATGGCACAATTCTTCTCCCAAGCCCCCCTTGACTACGGCGCTCGCTACATCGCGGAGGGTTACGCCAATCTAGCCGGCGGCATCGCCAACGGCATCAACAAGGTGTCGGAGCAGCGCAATGCGGCCGAGGCCATGAAAAAGCAGGAGGCCGCCCGCCTCAAGGAACTGGCCATGCAGGAAGCCCTGCGTGAGCAGAACCGCCGGCAGGGGCTGATCGACTCCATGGAACAATGGCGCCAGCAGCAGAAGGAGGGCGCCGTGTTCGACTTTGCCAAGAAGCAGGCCGCCGACCGTGCGGCCCTTGAGAAGGACGCCCGCACCGTTGGCGTTGACCTAAACAGCCCAATCAACCCCACCGCTGGCAAGGCGGGCTGGAGTGTTGTGGGTGGCTCCGGTGGCTATACCGGGAATGTGGCTGGCCCGGCCGGTTTGTCGGATGAGCAGCGGGTGGCCAATGCGCAGGCAAAACAAGCACTGGACATCTACGGCCAGCAGCGCCAGGCCGCCGAGCAGGCCCAGGTGGAGGCCAGCAACCAGAAGGAAAGCGTTTCTCTCAAGAACCTGCGCACCGAGGCTGAGGCCCGTGGCATCGACGTGAACAGCAAGGACGGCAAGGACTGGCTCTCGTTCCAGCTGGAAATGCAGCGTGCCCCCACCGACCAGAAGTATGCCATGCTCACCGTGTCTGACATGGTGAAGGCCGGGCTGGTCAAGAACGACCGTGACGCCATTGAGCGTGAACGCGCCCGCCTCCTGCCCTTCAACGGCAAGACCCCGACCCTTACCCCGACCCAGCTCAAGGCCATTGAGGACGAGAACACCCTGGTCCGCAACCTTGGCAGCGTGCAGAACGACATTGCCGCCTTTGAGCAGACCTACGGCCCCGGTTCCTTCGACCAATACAGCGGCGAGGTTGATGCCCGTACCAACGAGTGGAAACTGCGCTTTGGGGCCAGCCCAACCGAGCAGGACAAGGCTGCCGGCCGCATTGCCCAGAAGTTCCAGTCCGTGCTCAATGCCGACCTCAAGGCTACCAGCGGTGGTGCCGTCACAGAGAGCGAGGCCGTCCGCAAGCTCAAGGAAGCCGGCCCGCTTACTGGTTCCAGCTTCAAGAACAGCCTAGGTGGCTGGCGTGATGCCCGGATCATGGGCCTCCAGAACAAGCAGAAGGTGCTTGGTGCCTTTGCCATCCCGCAGGGACTGTTTGAGTATGAGGATGCCGCCCCGGTTGCTGGGGCCGCCCAGCCCGTGCCCGCAAGTGCTGCGGTGCCTTCTGGCTCAGTTGACCTTGCCGCTGCCGCCAGGGCTGAACGGGAGCGCCGCAACAAGGGACGGAATCCATAACCATGCCCGACCTATCTAAACTGACCGACGCCGACCTTGATGCTATTGCAGCCGGGGACATGTCCCGGGTGTCCGATGCCGGGCTGGAGGTGATTGCGGGTGGTGGCGCGGCCGAGCCCGCCAAGGAATACTACGGTGCCGAGGGCGGCCTGCTGGCTGGTCAGCAGAAGAACAAGCCGGTGCCGGGTGCTGCGCAGGCGGCCCGGTATGGCATCCCGATGTTGCAGCCCGAGGGCGGTCCCGGTGGCGCTGTGGCTGCGGCCGCCGGTGAAATACTGGCCCAGGCCATCGAGGGCCGCCATGCTCCCGGTGAGGTCGTTGCCGCCATGGGCATGGGAGCCCTCCCATTTGGCCGTGTGGCTGGTGCCATGCAGGCCGTGAAAAACGTGGGCAAGGCCGGTGCCGGTGCCTATGCCGCTGAACAAGCCCGTAGCCTCATTGATGAGGGCAAGCTGTCGGAGCGGGCCGGAGCTACTGCTGGACTGGCTGCCGGCCTCACGGGTATAGCCCCGGTGCTGGGTAGCGTGGCTGGCAAGATCACGAACAATGTGAGCCCGGAGGAGGCTGCACGCGTAGCCGAGGCCATGCTGAACAACGACGCCAAGGATCGCGTCCTTGCTGCCATGCAAGCCCGTGGGGCTGCCGTGGTGCCGTCATCGGTCAATCCGTCCATCAAGAACCGGGTGCTGGAGAGCATCGCCGGCATCCAGAATGTCGAGGCTGGTGTGGCCCGCGCCAATCAGCCCCTGTTCAACAAGATTGCCCGCGAGGAGGCTTCCATTCCGGCCAACAAGCCCATCAATGCCGACACGCTGGAGGCTGCCCGCAACGAGATCGGCAAGCCCTACCGTGAAGTGGCGGCCAATGCCGGTGGCGGCGATGCCCTTGACCGTTGGCGCAGCGCCAACACCAAGCTGAAGATTGCGGAAGGAAAGATGGATGGGGGCAACTTTACTGTTGAGCGAGGCAAGGCTGTTGACCTCGCCGAGAAGGAGCTGGCCGATGCATCAGCTGAACTAGACAAGATTGCTTCAAGCAATCCAGAGCTGGCTGATGCGATCCGTGAGGCCAAGGTCAAGTTCGGTAAGAATTACGACGTGCAGAAAGCCGTACTAAGCGGCACAGACGAGGTGCGCCCGTCCATCCTTTCCGCCCTGCTGGAGCAGCGTGGCGAGGCCGGCCTGACTGGCGGGCTGCGCGACATTGCCCAACTGAACAATGCCTTTGGCCGGTCCACCAAGAACCCGAACAAGCTGGCCACGGCCCCGGGTGCCGCCAGTGCCGGCACGGCCATGATCGCTGGTGGCGGCAATCCGGCCACCACGGCTGCCCTTGTTGGTGGCATCCCGATGGTCCGTGGTGCCCTCAGGGACAAGCTGGTGTCACCCGCGTACCAGGCGGCCAATGCCGTCCGCGACTACGCCCCCGGCACCTCCGCCGACCCCCGCGTGGTCGAACTCATGCAGCGGCTGGCCGTCATCACCGCCCTGCAACGCCAGAACGGCGAAAGGAAATAACTTATGGATCTCACCACACTATTCGCCGGTCCCGTTGGTGCCATTCTTGGCCTTGGCGGTTCCCTCATCCAAAAATGGCTCGGGATGAAGGAAAAGGTTGCCGACCACAAGATGAAGCTGGAGGAGCTGGAGATCATGTCCCGCATTGACCTTCAGAAGGCGGACCTGATTTTCCGTGGCGTTGTGGAGGAGAAGGCCGGCGAGTCCATGAAGGCCGCCATTGATGCGCAGGCTTCCCTCAAGCCATCGGCCAGTTGGGCCAACGACTTCATCGCCCTGTTCCGTCCCGGCCTGACTCTCGCCCTTATGATTACCAGCACCGGCCTTGCCATCTGGTATCACGACTCCAAGCCCGACCTCCTGGAGTTCATTATCACATCACAATTCACCATGAGCAGCGTGGCGGTCGGCTACTGGTTCGGCCACCGCAGTGAGGAAAAGTTTCGCGTCCAAGCGGCTTTTAAAGCCAAGTGAAAATGAGCACCGACGAATTAAACGCCCTTCATCGTAAACTCGATGCCATCCACGTTGCCGTGGTTGGCGACCCCAGCATGGGCCACCAAGGTCTGGTTGCCCGCGTGGCCGCCATTGAGTCCGAGGTGAAGGATCACGACCAGAAGTTTGTGAAGTGGGGCGGGGTGTTCCTTGGCATCGGCCTGGCACTGGAGTTCGTGCGCAGCAAGATTCTGGGCGGCTAACATGCCACGCTACAAGAACACAGCCGACGCCATCAAGGGCATCCCGGTCACACCGGCAGTGCCGGCTGATGGCCAGTCGCTCGCCTATGAGGCGGTGTCCAATAGCATGGTGTGGGCCACGGGTGGCGGCGGTGGCGCGGTGTCAGCCGGCTTTCAGGTGGACTTCAGTTCCGCCCCGCTCCCGGTCCAGCCGGGTGAGTACCTCCACATTATCCTGCGCTGCTTGGGCACCAATACCACGGCGGGCGTGCCCCGTGGGTCGGTGGCCATCATGGGCTACTTCCGGTAAGGTTAGACCCCCGGCAGGTTCAACCGCTTGCCCAAGTCCCAGAGGAACATGACCAGCTTGCGGGCAGCAGGGCCATAGCGCCCAAAGCCCATTAGCTGGTACTTCTTCGGGTCATCCATCAGGGGAATGTCCGCATTGCCCACCCACACCCGGATGGGGTAGGTATCGGCAGTTAGCTCCAACAGGGTGCCGGTTTGGACAGCCCGGCTCTGGTCGGACCATGACCCCAAGTTGACCTCCCATCGCTTGGCCCGGCCACGGATATGGCCCACAAAGCGGATTGCCCGGGATGCCTTGGCGCTCAGGGCGTACTTGCCCAGCGGGGCATAGATGGCGGTCACGGTCAGCCCGTCCACCCCGTTGTTCACGTCCACGCAGTTCTCGCCGCCACCAATCAGCCGGTGGGCATGGACGACGATGCCCTTGGCCTTGCTGGTGACTTTCAGGGCAGCGGTATAGCCGCCACTGGCATCAAGGTCGGTGTAGTTGAGGATGGTGTTGTTGGACGACTCGTACAGCGACACCACGTTCTTATCTTGGCTTCCGTCAGGATTCATAGGTGCTTTGGGTTAATGACGACAGTATCCGGCTCCGGCTCCCCATCATCATCCGGGTCAGCGAGCGGCAGGCCGTCGGGGTCGATCATGGGGCTTGGGGGTTGGCTTCTTGAATATGCGTTCCCAGTTGGCCGCATAAATGGCCCGGTTGACGGCGAGGGGGCGGGGCTTGGAGCCTTTTCCAGCACTCATGGCAACCCACCCCCGGCACGCAGCCATGCCACTGTCTTGTCTATATCGGCCTGCCATTCCACGGCATCCAGCCAATGACCCAGCGCGTCCCGCCACTCCTCCGCGTCCAGGTCAACGGTGGCGGCTTGCTTGATGAGGTTGAGTTGGGCGGGGGTCATGCGGCTTTCCTCCCCTTGGCGGTCAGGCGGTATTTGCACCGGATGGCAGAATAGCCCACGGTGCGGCCCTTCCATTTCTCGACCAGGCCGCGATCAGCCATGATGTTGAGCCGGTTGCTGGCAGCTATGCGGCACATGCTGTAACGCCGGCCAAACTCGGTTGTGGTGAACCACTCCGGGCCGGTTGGTTCGGACTCAGTGACCACAAGGCGGTCCATGTCAGACCACGGATCAGCGGCATATGTCTTCTTCGATTTCATGTATGATCTCCTTCCAGTTAGCAGGAATCTTGTCCTGCTTGATTTTGTTAAGAGTTGAGTTCATCGGGCGCAGGTTTCTCCAGTTCCAACAAATCTTGGCTTGGTGGCTGTCTGTCAGATCGAAAAAAGACCGGGGTATAATGTGGTCTATGTCGTACGGGGGCTGGCCAACGGCCTTCGGCAGTATGGCCATCCAAAGCATGGATAGCTTAATCCCGGTAAGCCGCTCCGTTGCGCCTCTGTCTAAACGGCCAGCTAGAGACGATCTGATGAGGCGGGATACGTTTGAATAGGCTCTGTATTGCGGATCGGTGGCCCTACGCATCCTGGCCATTGCGGCTATTTGCGGCTTCCTATTGGCCCTTCTGGCCTTCGCTTTTTCCCTCAAGGCGTCCCGATGCTTCAGTCTATACGCCTTGTTCTTGATGGATGCCTTCAGGGGGTCGTAGCGTCTTTTTTCCGACTCACGATACTTGTGCTTATTGTTCAGGTAGTAAATGCGACCAGCCGCCCTATGGCACGCCTTGCAGTAACGCATGAGCCGGCCAGAGCGATGCGCCGCATAGAAGTCGCCACATGGCTTATCGGCCTGACATTTTACGCAGATCTTCACGGCATTAAAACGCCTTGATGTCGGTAGCCGCGTAGAAGCGACCATCAATGCCGCGCACTTGGTTCAGCGAGTAAGTGCCATCAGGGAATACCCAACCAAAGACCCAGCCATGAGCCCAGCGGAGCTTTCCGGTCTTCCGGTCAGCATACTCCTGGTCGAGCTTGCACAGGCACCCGATGGCACGGGCCTCCTGTTGCTTCAGGCCCGGGGTCTGGAAGGACTCGATGCTGTGAACGTGCCCAAATATCACGTTGCCGTAGATGCGGCTGTGGCTGGCGCAGGCGTTGGCACCGGTATGGTAGCCGTGTACAACGTTCAGGTGGCCGATGCGCAGCACGCCATAACGGGAGTCATAGGGAAGGATTTTGGCCTTACTTTCCCGGGCGATAAGCTTGATGTCATCGACCATCCGCAAACCAAGGTCGGCGCGGGTTGCCTCGGTGCTATGGGCCAGGTCATAGGCGCGAACATCGTGGTTGCCCAGCATCAGGGTGTTCTGTGTGCCGCCATCAAAGAACCGGGATGCAAAGGCATGGCCGGCATCAAAGTCATCCCGCATGGACACGGCACGCTCCTCCGGGCTGGCACCCATGCGGATGGCCCCGAAGTCCCACAAGTCGCCAGCAATGACCCGGATTTCCGGCTTGAAGTCATCGACAAAGGACAGGGCGGCATCCGTGGCCCGCTCGTCCTGCTTATCGCCGTGAATGTCACTAACGACCACAAATCGCTTTGGTTTGCTCATAAATACTCGATTAGGGTTTCCAGCTTACTGATCTTGGTTACGCGGTAGGGCCTTGCCTCGGCGGCTTCGCTTGCGGCCGGTGGCCTGCTTGGCACGGCGCTTGGCAAGCTGCTGGACAATCCAGGTGTATTCCTGCTGGTTGCAGGCGATGGTGCGGATGGACTGTCCTTTATCGGTTCTCCGAGTAAGTCGTATTCCATGGAGGGTGGGCAGGGGTTGCGGGTAGATGGGCGGGTAAACATGGGCATGGCCCACGGTGAAGGTTTGGGTTTGGTGGTTCATGGTGAGGGCTAGTAGGCGCTACCGGGTTAGGCGTGCTCGCCAACCTCTTTGAAGGTCGTTGTCCGGGCATGGAACCGGCAGTCCACCTTGGCCAGCGGGCCGCTCCGGTGCTTCAGTTGCAGGAGGCTGCAATCGTAGTAGTTGAGGTCGAGGGCCTGCCCCGGCTTGCGCCAGATGGCCAGCAGGCGGGAGGCATCCTGCTCCACGGAACCGCTGTCCCGGTAGTCGGTGCGGTTGGGCTCCCGTTCCTCCTTCTCGCTGCTACGGTTCAACTGGGCGCCAACCATGAGGGTGCAATTAAGGGTCTTGCGCAGTTCGATCATGGCATTGCTGATTCGGCTGACCCGCTCGTAGCTGTCGCCGTCCGTGCCGATGATGTTGAGGTAGTCAACTACGACCAGCTGGGGCTTGAAGGTGGCGGCAAGGAGGCGGCACCGGGCCTGAATGGCGTCCAGCCGGGTGTCCCGGTCAAAGATCATCAGGTTCTTGGACTCCTTGGCGAAACGCAGCTTGTCCATATACTCCTTCTGCTTGGCCGGCATTTCACTGGCCAAATCACGGATGTTCACGGATGCCCGCTGCCCCACCATCTGCTTGAGCACAACGGAGTCGGATGTCTCCAGGCTGAACACGGCGACCCGGAGGCCAGCGGCAAGGTTGTGCCCGGCGATCTGGAGCATCAGCGAGCTTTTGCCGGCCGATGTGCGGCCACCGACCACCACGATCTCCTCCTGGCCAATCGGGGTAGCCCAGCGGTCAAAGTTATGGAGCCCGGTTGTCACTAGCGTTTTTGACGACGGCTTACCCGCGATCTGCTCCTCCGCATCCCGGATGGCTTCGTTACCAATGTCACCGAGGGACCGCTGAACAGCAGACTGACCGGCAAGGACTGCCTGAGCCTTGTCAGAAAGTTCACGCAGCTCGCCCAAGTCGATTGCACCAGCGGCCAGTGTCTCGGCCCCGTGATGGAATAGCTTCCAGACGGAGCGGCGGGCATGGGCTTCCAGTAGGGATTCAATGAGGGTGCTGGCGTGGAGGGTTGTGCCGGTATGGTGGGCGAGGAGTGCGGGCAGCCCTCCCATAGCAGCGAGCCGCCCACGATCCCTCCCGGCCTCGGCAAGGAGAACCTCGGGCACTGATGGGTCCAGCCCTCGTAGCCGCATATCGCACAGCATGGCAAACTGCGCTTTGTGGTGAACGTGGGCCAGATGATTGGGCGTGAGTCCTTGCTGGACCGCCCGGTCGATGATGCCGGGGTCCGTGATGCAACACGCGAGGAAATCTGATTCCGTTTTTTCATAGTCTTGTTGCATGGCTTCATTTATACTGGCGGCTGAATTGGGAGGTGGCGGCCGGTGTGCCCCTCAACCACTCGGAAGGATCGTCGTCATAGCTGCCACGGTTGAACCAGGTTGCGGGATGTGGGCAGTATTGCTTGTCAGCAGCGGGCCACTGGGCGACGGCAGCGGCGTATTCCTTGACCTTGCCAAGGATTGTGACCGCCTTCATCTGGCCAACCGCGCCGGTCCCGCAGGCTTTCTTGATGGCCTTCAGCGCGGCCTGCTTGCCGATCTTGCGCGGGTAAGCGGCGTAAATGTCCTCAGCCGTTACACCGCTAGAATCAGCCCTGTCTTGGGCTCGAACCAAGTTATCCTCGCTACAAGGGAGGCAGTTTGATCCCGTTAACTTAACAGGGCATAAATCATCCGAAAGCGTCCCCGGGAACAGGTCAGCCTGCCGCAGCGCCTCCTTATGGGCCGCCCAGCCCGCATCAAAGCAGGCCCGCAGCTCATCCGTGGCTGCTTCCCATGGCAGGCCGTTGTGCTGCCGGCTGGTCAAATACTTAGAAAATGCTTCGTGTTGGGTCATGGTTATTTCCTTTTCATCCCCAGCGCCTTCCCTGATGCCTCCGCAAAGTGGTCCGTCAGGAGGTAGCACATGGACAGGGCCTCCTCGCCCGTCCGGGCAGTGACCATCAGCACCCCGACAGCCGGGACACCGATCATGCTGAATTCAAAGACGAACTCGGTGGGCTCGTCATCGCCGCCGGATTGCTCCGTGGCGGTGGGGGGTTTGATGGGCGGGGCGCTGGCGATCATTGGTTATCCTCGTTGCGGCTGATAAGGTGGGCCACGACCAGGGCGAAGGCGGCTATCAGGATGAACTCGGTGAGGGTCATGGCTCCTCCTCCCTGATGGCCTTCCGTGCCGGGGCCAGATACAGCTCCTCGTAGGCGGCCTCGATGAGTTCGATGGGGTCGGGGCCGGTAACCCTAAAGTGCCTGTCCAGATCAAGCCTGTTTCCAACCGTCAGCGACCATTTCCCGTAAAGGTGATCCAATGATACGGACTGCTGACCAAAGAACCACTCAACGGCGGGAATGGTGACGGGGCTCATGGCTGCTGCTCCTTGTTGCGGGCGGCGAGCATTGGGGGTGCTCATTGGTTGCCCTCCGCTTCAATTTCCAGCTGGAGGATCGCCAGGGCGCGCCACGCCACTTTTGCCGAGTGACGGACATTATCCTTGTCCCGGCGACCCCGCTCCAGCAGGTGCCGCCCAAGGGCGTCAACGTGATCGGAACTCTTGCCCCGGGACCAATGGAGCGGCTGCCCCGGGTTGTGCTGGTCATTGCCCACCTTGGAGCACTCCGCCACCGCCAGCAGGGCCAGCGGAAAGTAATCCAGCACCCCCGTAACAATGGGCAGGTTCTTCCGCTCCAGTGCATCCACCGGGAAGCCCGGCGGCAGGGACGCGGCATCAACCTCCGTGTTGGGGCCGTCGCCAATGCGGACAGTGGCAGGGCTGTCCTGGATCAACTCCAGGAACGTCTCTGGCGTGCTGTCCAGCACCAGCGTACCGATATACTCATTGGGCACCGGCACCGGGTAGCCCAGCTCGCCAATCACATAATGATTGGACCGGATTTTGTTGCCGACACCGATTTCGGTGTAGCGGCTGTGATCGAAGTGGGGGGTCATGTGGTTAAGCGGGTTGAAAGGACGGTGTAGGCACGGGCTGCAACTGCTGGGACGACTCCGTTGCCAAGGAGTCGGAGGCGGTCAACGCGGGGGGCCAGTTCACGGATGTCCAGCCCACCGGAACGCCCATCAGGGTTTCCACCCAGTCGGGGTTGAGGACGCCCGTTGGTACCGCCATGGTCTTGCCCACCTGCGTCTCGAGATTCGGGAAGCGATCCGGGTTGCTGGCCGATTCCGGCGTAATCGTCGCCGCCATCGCACTGCATGATCTTGGCGTTGGCCACTGTTCTGGGCGGCTCCCATTCGTGCTGGGGCTCACCGGGGCGGGACGGCCATAGTGATATACCGCCCTCGGCAACTGGTCGATCCGGCTGCGCTCCGTCCCGTCCGGGTTCACGCCCGTTGACGCCATTCCCGGTGAGTCCTTCCAGTCCCGACTGGAGGCTGTTGGCCAGGATGAACACCCGCTTCCGCTGGTGTGGCGCCCCGACTTCAGCCGCTGAGAATACTCCCCACGTTGTTCGATAACCGATGCCTTCCAGTTCTCCAATGACATCCCGGAGCCCAAGGCTGATGTGTCCTTCGACGTTCTCGAGGAAGCACTGTCTTGGTCGCATAGCGCGAATACCGTCTGCGATCCATGGCCAGAGGTGGCGGGGGTCGTCGGTGCCAAGGCGCTTTCCGGCTGCACTGAACGGCTGGCAAGGGTAGCCTCCAGAGAGGATGTCCACAAGTCCGTGAAACTTTCCCCATGGGAAGCTTTTAAGATTCGACCAGATAGGTGCCGCGTCCAGCTGTCCCGCTTCCATTTTCGCAACCAGGTTCGCGCAGGCATAGGCTTCGATCTCACTAAAAGCGATTGTGCGCAGGCTTGGGATGACTCGCTTGAGTCCAAGATCAATGCCGCCGTATCCGGCACAAAGGCTGACGTGTGTAACCGTGTTGGGAGTATCCACATTACTGCTCCCCCTCCACCGGCTTCATATAGTGCGCCCAGGTGAACAGTGCCACCCGGCCCTCCTTGTCCGTCTCGATCCATGCCTCCCGGCCCTTCTCCTGCCACCGCTCCACCTCCATCTGGAGCCAGGCCATGTAATAGTCCCGGTCGGAATACTCAGAGGCCAGATTGGTTTCAGGGTTGTCGAAAATCGTTACCTGTGCCGTTGGGCGAGGGGTCGTTGTGGTCATGTGAGAATTACGCCGCCATTACGTTGAGGCCCAGGATCGCAATGACCTGATCGGCCATGGCCCTGAATTGCTTGTCGGTTTTGTGCATGTTAAGGTAGCCATCGCGGCAGTCCTTGACCGAACCGGACGAGCGGTTGCCAAGGAGGGCGGCGATCTGCGCGTTGCTGTATCGCATGTAGGTATAAATGATGTAGCAGGCCACCTTACGGGCATCGGCCTCGTTGCGGCGGCGGCGGAGGCCAATGATGTCCGCCCGGGTCACGGGGAAGACGGATTCGATGGCGGTGAAGATGGTGTCGGGGGTTAGCATTGTGTGGCTACGGGTTTACACTAGTTGAAGTTCAGCAGTAGCAGGCTTGGCGGCTGCGGAAATGCGTTTTGCGGCGATGCTGCAATACTGCTCGTCGCGCTCGATTCCGATGAATCGCCGGCCGGTATTCACGCAGGCCACGCCGGTTGTCCCGCTGCCCATGGTGGCATCCAGGACAATCCCGCCCGCATTTGTTGACGCGAGTATAAGGCGCTCCATGAGTCCGACCGGCTTTTGAGTGGGATGCAATTTGGACATACCGGACGGCGCTTGCCACAGAGCCTTTTTGCAGTGCTCGTTAAAAACGGCGTTAGCCTTTCTGGCGAACACGCAGAACTCTAGCCCGCTAATCCATAGCCGAGTTCCGTTCATTGGGCTGGGGTTGGTTTTCTCCCATGCTCCAAGCCGGGTTGTGAGACCAAATGACCTGAACGCGGAGACTATGGGGCTTATCTGCTCGGTTCCGCAAAACAGATAAAAGGAGCCGGTGCACAAGCGGTTAAGCCGGGTGACTACAGCGGAAACATCGAGGTCGCACCTGTCGGCGTTTCCACGGTCTAGCAGGCGCAGCCCCCCGCTTTTTTGGGACACTTCACCATACGGCAAATCGCACAGCACCATATCCACAGAGCCATCCGGGATCTCGTTCATCAGGTCCAGGCAATCCCCGTGGTAAAGAGTCACGGCGGAATCCTGATAGTAAGCCTTGGCTGTTGTCATAGTGTAGAGAGAGTGCTAAAACCTGTTTACCACAACGCAAGCACCAAAGCGGCGCCGTAGAAGAAAGCCCCCAGCTGTTCCAGCGTGCGATCATCGCGCCACTTCTTGGTGTAGCGGGGCAGGCAGCGGCAGGCGTAGCCGGCGGCGAGGAGGGTCAGGGCGGCGAGGTAGGTCATTTGGCGTTGTGGTAGTAGTGGGCCATCAGCAGCGAATCAGCATCCCCGTGATCCTTGATAGCCTTGGCGTGGGCCGGGAACATCTGCATCCCCCGGAGCATACTGGCCTTCTTCAGCGCCGGGCTGCCCTTGATGGCGCCGAGCATGGCGGCCTGCCAGGGCTTGCTGTCCACTGTCTCATAGCCGATACCAAGCTGCTCCAGCACGATGCTGACGGCCTCATGGGCACGGGCGGACAGGACCGTGGTGTTAATCATCATGGCGCTGCCGGTGAATGGGCGTTCGATGTAGGCCGTGGTGTTAGTGAGGGTGCGCGGCGTGTCGCTGTGCCAGCAGATGAGATCCTTGAGGGGCGTGGTGTCGATCCGGCGGATGACCTTCCCCGCCTTCCCCATCAGCTGCTCCTTGGTCGGGATGGGCTCAAAGAACACCCCGTCCGGGCCGATGATGGCGATGGACCCCGTGGTGCCGTTGTCGATGGCGATGGTGGTTTTCACTCCTTCACCCTCGCATCAAAGTTGTTCATGTGCTGCCAAACCGTGTTCAGCGCCAGGAAGCACTGGAAGTCGGCTACCAGCTCGGGGCCAGTCTTGGTCGTGACGGTCAGCAGGCCGGGCTCGCTGGTGCTGATGCCCCAGATTTCACCGCTGCCCTGCTTGAAGAAGTCATTGCCAAACCGGGCAAACCCGTAGGCTGCCACCTGGGCAAAATCCGTCTCGTAGGTCGGCACCTTCTTGCCCTTGGACTTTCTGCTCTTGATGTCACGAATCACCATGCCCTCCTCGCTGTGGTCGTCACACCGGCCGGCATAGCCATACTTGGTGCTGCCCATGCAGGCTTCCGTGACGGACCAGCGGATCTCCCGCTTGGCGCGTTCCGCCATGACTGGCACGACATAGATGGCCAGATCGGCCGCATAGTCCCGGCCGGCAATGCAGTCCTCGATGGCCTGGTGGATCTTGGTGCCAAGGTCCATCGCGCCCTTGCTGGAGTTGTTGGCGGTGTCGAGGGCCTGATCCAAAATCTCATCAGGCGTAAGCTGCGAAACGGCCAAACCGCCCTTGGTGCATATCTCCATCATGGCCTTGGCGGCCTGCTCCATCTTCCACCGCTCCAGCTGGGGCTTGGCCAGCACCTTGAAGATCGTCGTCACGCTCGGCACCACCACCTTGCCGGCGGCCTGGTCCTTGCGGGCTTCCCGGAGCGTATAGTTCTTCTCCGGGGTGTAGAGGGGCAGCCACTGGCCGTCCACCAGTGAATAGTAATGTGAGGAGTCGCTAAGACCCTTGGAAGCCTTGATGGGCTCGTCTGTTTGATTAAGCGTCTGCATGGTTGAGTCCGTTGTGAATGTGGCGAATACAGGAGCGGGAAACGCCGAGCGCCTTGGCCAGCGTGATACGGGGGGCGCCAGCACTGAGGGCGGCCTTGACCCACTTGGCAGTCGGCTTGTCCAGTCGCGCACCAGGGCCGTTGTGATGCTTCTTACCGGAGGCCGCCCGCTTGGAATGATATGCGGCGGTGTTCCCAGAAGGCGTAAGAAGGCGCAGATTGTTGAGTGCGTTGTTGTGCTTGTCCCCGTCAATGTGATCGACCTGCATCCCTTTCGGGATTTCCCCGTGATAGGCGTTCCAAACAAGGCGGTGAACCATTTGGTATCGGCCTCCGACGCGCACCCTAAGATAGCCAAGGCCGTTGTCCCCTGCGGTCAGGGGGTTCCCCTCTACGTCATAGATGACGCCGAACATAGACGCGGCATACTTGGCGGGTGTGGTCAGCACGACGCTCATTCTGTGTCCTCCGAGCTGCACCCCGCCGCATAAGCCTCACTCGCCTCAATAAACACGGCGCACACGGCGATGATACCGGAGCCAATGAGCATGACGGGCTGCCACAGCCCAGCAGCGTAGGCACCAGCGCAGTAGGCCAGCGTCATGGACAGGAGGAGGAGGCAGAGGACGGGGAGGCTGATGGGGGTGGTGGTCATTTGAAATTGTCCCCCGGTGTTACCCGGAGGTGGTTAGTGTGTTGTTACGGGTTTACCGGACTAAAAAGGAGCCTCGTTTTTCTCCTCGGTGGCCTTCTCCGACGACTTCGCCAGGGCGGCGGTGAAAGCCGGCATGAGCTTGTCCAGCGGCACGATCTCCTTGACCAGCTTCGGATGGACCGCCGCGATGTCCTTGATGGACGTGCGGACGTAGGCCGTCCCCTTCTTGCTGACCTTGTTCTCGTTGGTGACATTAGCCACGACACCCTTGCCGATGAGGTCGGACGACTTGGCCCCGGCCACCGGGAGCTTGCCCGTAGCCGCCTTGTAAATGGCAGTGAACGTGGCCTTCTCATGGATCGAACGCTTGATGGGGTTCGCCTTGACGAACCGGGGGCCGGCTTCCGTCTCCGTGCCGTAGATGAACTCGACCGCCGGATACGGGGCCGGGTTGGGCTCGTCGGCAAACGGGTTGACGTAATCCGGGATGGTATTGAACGCCACGATGGTCAGGATCTGCTGGCCATCGGACGGGAACGGGTCGAAGCGAATGTATTCCTTCTGGGCCTTGGGGGCCTGGATGCCGGTGTCTTCGCTGTTGAGGAGTGCTGTCATATGTTGTTTGGTTGTCCCAGCAGTGGTAGCTGGAAAGTTAAGCCGCCGCCTTGGCGGTGTTCTGGCTACCCTTGATCGCATCCAGATCCCGTATCGGTATCATCGCCTTCTTGGCGCTGACATAGTAGAGCCCCGGGAGCCGGCCCTGCTTGTGGTAGTTCCAGATAGTGTTCCGGCAAAGTCCGGTGTAGCGGGCCGCATCGCTCACTGACAGGTCGGCCTGCATCCCCAGGGCCAGCCGGGTGCCCTGCCGGACCTGCTCACGGAGCCATGATTTCCAGTCGGCGTGACCGGCCTGCCGGGCTAGGGTCTGGGCACGGGCCAGGGTGGGTTGGTCGCTGATGGTGATGGTCACTGGCGGCAGGGTCATTGGCGATATGTCTAGGCACTCTCCCTATACAATCAAGCTCAATTTCGCACTTGTGTTACTTTGGTTACAGATTACCTATAGTCACACTATGCCAACCAACAGAAAAGACTACCGCCGCGAACGCGCCCGCCACCTGCTCACCTTTGAAGCCAATGATATGGCCTTCAAGGGCCGGCTCTACCTCGCTGCCGAGCTGCGCCGGATCAGCTTCAATGCGTGGTTCAACGAGTATGTCGTGCCGGTTCTCACCAACATCATGGACAGCCAGGGCGTGCCCAAGGACGCCAAGGGCATCTTCAAGGCACTGGCGCCTTACCGGCCCGATGACCCGGTGTGGCAGGAGCTGATCGATGGGGAGACCCCCATCGCCCCGGCGGTGCCACGGCGGCGTAATGCCCGGCGGGTGAAGCGGTGATGCAAGGTGGGTATTTGCGCCACCCTGCTCATAGCTTGCATCGCCGCCTCCCTACACAGTTGTAAGTATGGCTGCCTGAGGTCGATTTGAACGACCACTAGGTGAGTCAAAGTCACTTAAATGGCCACTGTATAGTGAGACTTTCAAGATGGCTCTAGAGGACAGCCACACAACCAAGCAACAAACTAACCAACGCCAACCCTGCTCATAGCTTGCATCACGGAGTCACCTAGGAATTGTCTGGACACCATGCAGGCACAGTGTAGGCACTATCGACATGAAACTTTTTAAGAGGAACCCAGAGAATCCCAACTGTGCATGGTCAGTCCGTTTCAGTGTGCGGAACCGGATATACCCGTTTTCGACCCAGACCACGGACAAAGCCTTGGCGCTTGTCAGGGCTAAGGATTACCGAAACAAGATCGTGGCGGGGGCCTACGGCATGGCGGACAGTATGCGCTCCCGTAGCGGCACCCCCACCCTGGCAAGCCTGGTCGCCATCTACGACACCCTGCCGGCCCCGGTGGCCCACACCAAGAAGCGGAATGTCTCTGCCCTCAAGGCCGTGCTGGCTGCCTCCGGGCTCGATCTGGCGGCCCGGGTGGACCGCCTGGGTGCCCATATCGTCACGGCCTACCAGTCGGCCATGCTGAAGGCCCACCCCGGCAGCAACAGCGCCATGGTGAGCGCCAACAGCAACGTGAGGATGGCGCGGTCAGTCCTGAGTAAGGCCGCCCTCCTGTCCTATCGGGCCACCCTTACCATCCCCCAGGAGCCGATTGATGGGTTCTTTGCCGCCCGGTTCCTCAAGTGCTCCCGGCCGCTCAAGCAGCTGCCCAGCGAGGATGCCGTGAAGGCCGTAGTGGAGAAGCTGAAAGAGAAACCCGACTTTTACCGTGCCTTCTTGCTTGCAGCTGTCGCGGGATGCCGCGCCGGGGAAATCAAGGAGGCAAGGCGCAGCTGGTTGACCGGAACCACCCTGCGGATCGGGGCGTTCCCGGATGAGTTCCGCACCAAGTCCGGCCAGGAGCGGAACGTCAACCTCCCACAAGAAGCCGTGGAGATCCTGCTGGCCGGGGATGATCCGGTCTATCTGGTCGGCCCCCGGCGCAACCAGATCGTCAGCGTGGAGCTGAACGCCTTCCTGAAGGACAATGGCTTTGCCGGCATAGACAAGCCGATCCAGTCCATGCGGCGGCGGCTGGGTAGTCTCATCTATTCCAACCAGTCGGCGGCCATTGCAAAGGAAACGCTCGGTCATGGGTCAATCGCGGTCCTGGAGCAATTTTATGCCTCCAGCATGAACAAGCAGGCCCCGGTGGCGATGCCGGGCTAAAACCGCTCCCCGGCCACCTTGACCGCCAATCCTTCCGCAAACGACTTGAGGTTGGCGGCGTCATGGAAGGGGCGCCCCTTCGGGTCGCGCCAAGACATGCTTTCGAGCCGATCCAATACCACGGTCGCTACGCTCCCTCCAAACCCCAATCCATCCACGAGGTCTTCGATCTCGGATTCTGTTAAGCGAAGCTCGGATTTCTCCGCCATGCTCGGATGGCGAGAAAGGCTTATTGTCTGATTATGGGTTAATGTTTCTTTATGGCTTACTGTTACAGGGTCGTTTGTGGACGGTCGGTTTGTGACCCGACCAGAAACGACCTCCTCACGTTTCTCCTCTGGCGGAGCCTCGTAAACGTCCCGGCCTACCCAGGAGCTGAGTTTGCTGACCGTATAGACGCACTTGGACCCGTCCATGCCGTGGGTGCCCCGCCACTTGATGGTCCGCTTGTCGATGGCCCCGGCTTTTACAAGCTCGGCAATGGCGCTGCGGACCTTGCCCCGGCCCAGGCCGGACACCTGCTGTAGCGTCCAGACCTTGGGGTGGGCATCGCCGGTCTTATGGCTGCGGTAGGCTGACAGGACGTGCCATATCACCTTGGCCTCCGGGGACAGGCTGCGGTCCAGCCACACCTGCTTGCTGGTAACGAATGTCCAGTTGGTCATACGGTGCACCCTTTGGCCGAGCCCGGAGAAAACCTCCACCGCTGGAAAACCCGCTGTCCGTTTACTATTCTAGCAATGTGGGATGAAGACATGCCCATCGCTCGCGCTATTGATGCCGCCGTTTCGCCCTTGGCATGGCGATTCCTTACTTCCTCATAATCACAGGAATTAAGTTTTCGTTTTTGCAGCCCTAGATCAATCGCGTGGCGAATGTTTTCCGCATGGGTGCACCACTCTAGATTCTCGGGTCTATTGTCGGATGGTATTCCGTTCTTGTGATTGACACAATGATCCGGGGTTGGCGCTGGACCATGGAAGGCCCGACAAATCAGGCGATGAACCCACATGGGTTCGCTTTTACCGTTGCGCCAAAGCTGGACCAGGACATGCTTTCCATGTTGACCCCCACCAAGCAGGTGCAACTCGCCTGGTTTCTTAACGTGACTTACTATCCTTCCGTCCGATCTTGCGGAATAACGGCCCTCGTGCCCATTTATCGGTCTGATTTCAATACTTGTATCGCTCACTTGCTGTCCTCCAAAAGAAACACCCCGGGAGAGGCAAATTTGCAGTGGGCACACCAAACAGCCCTATGCTCCTCCCGGGGTGAAATTGTGTATGTCGAAGACATCTGGTGTTTGAGGCTGCAAAACCCCAACCACATAATACACCATAGTGCAAGGAGAGTGTTGTTACTCTGCCGTCTATTATTACTGGCCAGTAAGAACTAAACTGGAACTTTAGCCCTCACCTAAAAAAAGGTGGTCCAGCCCCAACTCTTCTGGCTATCTGACCACCTGCGGGTTTCACCCGGTCAAGATAGGTATTCGTCCCATGCAAATACCCCCCAAGTGCATGGCTGCCTATCGCTACTCCCTGGCCGCCGGCTGCAAGGCCTCCATTGTGACCCTCGACGGCCGTATGATCGCCTATGGTAATTGGGAGGTGGTGGCGGGTGATCCGGCCATGCTGGGCCATGGATGGCGTGAATGGCTGGCTCCCGGCGACGTGGAGCGGCTGCTGCTGTGGTTCAGCGAGCCGGTGGACAGCGGCCCCATTGTTTACCGGGTGACACTGGCCGACCGGGTGGTTGCCACCAGCCTGGTGAAAACCTGGATGGACGGGGCATGGCTGGTGATCGGCTGCGAGGCGGTCGTTACCGGGCGTCTCGCAGGGCCTGCTTCGCCCGCTGAGTCAGAGCGACGGGATCGGGCAGGGCATCAGTAAAGGCCGGTCGGTCGCCAATCGCAATACCCAGATCCACGTCAACGAGGTAGCGGCCATAGCTGGACTTCCCCCGGGATAGCTCCCGGAGGCGTTTGTTCAGTCGTGGCCCGTAGTTGTCGGGCAGGTTGATGGTGAAGCGGATCATGGTAGTGGCGGCATACCCGGTAGCACCGAATAATACTGTTTAGCGAGCAAGAAAAGGCTTGCAGCAATGTGCAGCACTATGCAGACAGTTATCAGGCAAACCCACTACGGGTTCCGCCCCATCGACAACAACCAACTCCCACAAATACCATGCCCAAGACAGCCACCCCCGCCAAGAAGAACCAACTCACCCCGGACGACGCCAAGGCGATCCGGGCGATCCTGCTCTCCGTCGCTGACAGCTATGCCAACGCCACCGACCCCGAGGAGAAGCGGTTCGGCAAGGGCCTTGTCGTTCTGGCGGCGAAGGTGCGGCGGCTGTATTGACATGAAGCTCACCGACCCCACCGAGGACCAGATCAACGCAGCCGTGGCGGAACATGTCGCGGGGTGGCGGCCAACCGAGCAGCAAATTGATGCTTGGGTTACTTGGGCGCACGTCTCGGGCTGTGACACTTCGCGGGAAGCAGCAATAGCCACCGCTAAGCTGTGTGATCGCCCCGCCTTCACCCGCTCCGCTGACGCCGTGCTGCCGCTGCTGGAGAAAATGAAAGGTGATGGATTCTGGGTGAACATCAAGGACCACACTAACGGCATCCAATGCGGCAAGCGTGATTGGCTGGTTATCATTTCCAACTTTGACGATTGCTGCGACCCAGACGAGGGCGATGATGGCTTTCTGAAAAAGGGCCAGCCTATGATTTACCGGGAGGGCGTTGCCCCCACCTTCCCCCTCGCCGCCTGCATCGCCCTCCTCCGCGCCAAGGGCATCGAGGTGGTGTTTACGAAGACTGTTCCATGATCGGCTTAAAGCCCGCGAGCCGTTAGCGATTGGGGTCCGGCCGGTGGCAAGCGGCGCCATCCGGTCCTTGTCAGGATGCCCTGGTCATGGCGTCTAGCCCACGAAACGGGCCTAATTTTACTCACGATCCTGAGCAAACCGAATAGCCCCGGCGAGCCATTGGCCCCGGGGCTTTGTTATGCATATATGGCATCCTATTGGCCATTATGCGGCGCGGATTGGCGGTCCTGGCCCCCCTCGGTCAGCTTGCGGAGGTTGGCGAGCAGCAGGCGGGACTCCTCAATCAGCTTATCGTGGGCAAAGTCGATGTCGCCACACTCGTAATCTTCGGCCGTCATTTCCGTGGTAAGCGGCTGCTTTGCGAAATGCTCAACGGATTCGACCGCCCCCGACTCCTTCACGGCTTGGCGCATGGCGGTGAGGATGATGTCTTGGGCGTCACTATGCGTCCAACCCGGCCAAAATGCTGTATTTCCCTTCATCTCTCTGATTTGAATAGTCACCTGCCGCGCGATTTCTTCGGGGTTGTAGGGGGTGGTGGTCATAGATAGTATTTAAGGCGGTTAATCGCGGACCAGAATACGAGTGAGTTCTTGCGCAGTTTGGCACGACGGTTCTTCGTTCGCTTTGTTCGCTTTGTTCGCTTTCGGAGGTGTGCTCTTTTTGTCATTTCTCCTCCTGCTTGGCGTTGCGGGCGGCGTCGATGGCGGCGCGGGCTGTCTCGCACTCCGTCCATTCTTGCTTTTCAAACTCAGCCGTCCATTTGTGGCCACGGAGGTCGTCGTGAAGGCACACAAGGGCGCACTTTTCTTTCTCCAACCAATCCAGCCTCTCCGTATCCTCCGCTGAGGGTGCGGCCAGGAACGGGCGGAGGGCGGCGAGGATGTAGTCATTCTCATGCGCGAATGGCCCGGTCCCCGACTCCTTATGGCGAAAGAACTCGGCGCGGCCGAAACGGAGTGCCTCCCTCACCTTCCCCTCGTCCACGGGTGCGTCTGGCTTGGGGGCGTGTGCCAAGTTGCGCGATAGCCATTCATTGAGGGCGATCTGGATAACGCGGGCGGCGTTTGAGTGATCAGGATAAATATGCCGAGCAACGTGCTTGGCGTAATCTTCCGCATCCGGCAAAGGCTCCTTGGCGTGGTCCGCAATGTCCGCTGAGGGTGCGGCTGGCTTGGGGGCGTGCTGGCGGATGATGGCTTCAACTCGGGCGCTAATGTCTTTTGCCAGCCAGTCGCGGTGATCTTGGATCATGGCAACGTGACGCCCAATAGAGTAAGTGATGATTTCTCGGGCCTCCTTCGCTGCCTGTTCCGCCCAGTCGGGTGCGGGTGGGGTGGCGACATGGCAGCGAACGTCCCGCTCGGTGGTGATGCCCTCCTCCACCGACTCAGGGGCGGTGGGTTGGTCGGGGTGCCAGTGGGTGTAAAGCTCTCTGCCTCCCGTATTGGCATATATGACCCCGGCATAGCATCGAAACCATTTGCGGGCGTTCTTTGACCAGAGCCAGCAGGGAAATTTATGCGGGTCATTTGTGCCGTCGCTCAAGAGTGGTTGCATGTTATGGTGGGTTTCGAGTTTCGGATTGAACGAGCGACGGCGCCGGAAAACTTTCTTTCGTTCCAGGGATAGGTTTTCTTTATGGCTATAAGGGAGGTGCCGACATCACGCAGGATTTCCCACTTATGCACTTTATAGGATTTTTGTTGTGGTGTGCTCATTTGCTTTTCTTGGGTTGAGGGTGGATGCCGACGCGCCCCTTGGGCAGTTTGGTAGTGGGTTTCATAGGTCGGAAGATTTGGCCTTGGCCAGTTTCATGAGGCGGTAAAATTCGCGGCTGGTATAGCTGTTGGTTAGCGAGCTGTAGCCGTCCATGCAGTCGTGCCAGAGTAGCCGCGCCATCCGCAGATAAAACTCCTCGCGCTTAGTGCGGGCGCGTTGGCCAGCGATGGCCGGGTCGCCGATGGTATCGCTTTTAGCGGATGAAGTTGGTTTATCGTGTTTCGAGGTTTCGCTCGGGCATATGCATTGGGCCAACGACCATTTGCGCTTATCGCAATAGTTCGCGCTCATGTTGATTCCTTGTCGGGGTTAAGGAGGGCGACTCGCTCAAGGGCGAGTGTCTGTGTGTCGGCTGGATTATTCAGGTGGGCCTCAAGCGCACGGATCACCGTGCTGATGCCGTGTTGGTAAATCTCCATCGCTTTGTCGTCGCCGCGATAACCGCCGCCGTAGTCTCGACAGCCCCGGGCAACGTTCAGCATACGGTCACGCGCCCCCACCAGCTTCCCCTCCCGCGAGCGCAGGGTGGCGATCACTTCGTTAAGGTTGGCTTTGTGCGTCCCGTTAATAACGTGCAGGTCGGTCAGCCGCTCCACCTCGGCGCGGGCCTCGGTGAGTTCCCGCTCCAGGGTGCGGGTGAAGTCGGCGGGGACGGCTTCTGTTACCCCGTTTGGCACGGTGGACTCTTGGAACCAGCGGACGGCGTCCGTCCTCGGGCTATCAGAATTAGTGTTTTTCATCGTGGAGTTCCTTGTGATGTTTACGGCAGAGCCACTTAATTTCTAGAGGTTTTGAGTAGTCGTCGTGGTGGGCATCTGTAATGGGGTTTCCGCATTTCTCGCATGACTGGCGAAATAGTTTCCCTGTTCTGATTAAATGGCGAACGCGGTTTCTGGCTTTAACCTTCTGCCAATCACGCTGCCGGTCATACTCGCTGCGCTTTGCCCTGTTTCGCCTTGCCGATTCACGGTTTGCCTCAAGTTTCTTTTGCCACGCAATAGGGTCAGACCTTACAGCCGCATTTCTTTGGTCGTTTATCTTTTTGTTTAGCTCTGGGTTTTTCACTTTCCATAAACGGGCCGAAAGCAACTTCGTTTTGCTGGTTTTATGCCCAAGCGTGGGGCTATCCGCCCCCTGTGGTGTATTATTCATGGGATCGGGGGTTGAGGGTCAGTATCCCGCCAGGACGGTCAGCAGGGCAAGCCCCAGCAGGGCCAGGCCAGCGGCCACGTAGAGCAAGCCAGCCGGCAATGGCGGCCGGGCATCCTCCGGCAGGATCTTGTCGATATGGGCACGGTAGCGGTCCGGCTTGGGCAGCCGGGGGTTACTTTCTTGGGTGATCTGGGTGGTCATACGCTCAGGGAGTTATTGTGTCGATACTGTGTCGAGACGGGTTTACATAGCAAGACCAAACATGCAGCCAAAGGCCAGGCCAATGGATGCGGCAATGCCGGTCTGGGCGATGGTGGCCGGGATGCTGCCATTCCGCCATTGCTGGGCGACAAATGCGGGCGTGTCCCGCAGTATGGCGAGCGCGTAGCAGGCTTTGCGCGGGCGATGCGCCATGAGACTGCCGGAGGCGGATTGTCGCGCAGCGAGAATCCAGGCCAGGGCCTTGCGGCGGCGGGCGATCATGGCGGGGCGGAAACACGGCTTCATGGCTGGCCTCCCTGCCCGGTGGCACGGGCGATGGCGGCGCGGGCTTGGGCTCTCATCACAAGCAAGTCTTTGACGACTTGGCCCGTAATGACCGGGATGCGGCTGTCTGCGGGGTCCATGTGGGCCGTGCTCTGCAATGCGCAATGCAGGTTGACCGCCGTTGCCTCAATCGAGTCCAGCGCGGCCAGCAGGTCCGGCGCGCTCGCCAGTAATGCGGCGAAGTTCTCTCCGGTGTCTGGGTAAACATGGGCGACGGTGTGGCCATCCGTTTCGATCTCGTGCGCCGTAGCGCCGGAGCCGTCAAGCGCCGGGACTTCGCGCAGGGTGAGTTTAGGCCCCGGCGTGTGCCCGGCCGCTGCCGGCGTGGTCAGGTGTGTGTTGGACTGGGTGGTTTTCATGGGATTGATTGGTTTCTATGCTGTAGGTTGAATGGGGGTTGAGGTGTTGCGTAAGGGCCAATCAGCGGACGGCCCCGCCGAAGACCAGGCGCAAGGACTCGATAGGGCCGAAGGCGCTGAATCTGGGAACGCTGGCCAAATGGCTGCCCTTGTAGTCCCATACCCCGCAGCGCACCCCGTTGACGGTGAAGCCCCAGGAGTTTTCAACCTTGTAAGGGTCGTCTTTGCAGTTCGCGGGAAAGCCGATGCGCTCCGCAATCTGTGCGGCTGTCAGTCCAACGATTTCGCCTGTGCGATGGTCGCCGGTTTCGTTCACGGGTTGAATGTCTAGCTCGATTTCATTGCGTGTTTTCATGTTAGTCTGTTTATACGGGCTTACACTTTGCAGGGTTTAAGCATTAGCCAGCTTCCAGGCCAGCGCGGCGGTAAAGCCATTGCGGCGATAGTAGCGGAAGCGGACGCGGTGCAAATAGTAGCTGTAGGGGTTGGCGGGTTTCATGGGTGGGGTTAGCAGTTACGGAAGAAATGCAGGTTGCCCTCGTCGTCCTTGGCGGTGAAGTAGTCGAACCGCAGCCCGGAATCCCATGAGCCTTGCCAGTCGATCTTGATCCAGCCCGGGAGGCCCTTGGGAATGTCGCCGCAATCCTCGGCCATTTGCTCGGCGAAATCGGCCTCGCTATTGGCCGTGCCAGCGTAGGCGTCCCGGGCCTCCTCAATCGTGCCCTCGTTGTAATAGTCACGATAGAGGGCAAGGATCACCTTGTCGTCGTCGTCCAAGGCCAGCCAGTCCCACAGCTCGGCCTCAATGCTGGATTCACTGGCAAGACCGGCCGGGATGCCCTCCATGTCCTGAAACATGAATTCCGGGTCGGCTTCGTCCTTATGCAGCTCGGCGCAGGCGGCCAGGAATTCGTCCCGGTCTGAATAGTCAGACAGGGTGAGCCATTGGCCCTTTATGGACCCGGCGTTATACTTGGCGTAGGTGCCGCAGTAAATGCGGGCTTCTGTAGTGGTCGTCATGTCAGTGTATGGTTACGGGTAATACTCACCCCACAAAACCGGCCGGAGCATTGCTAGCGTCGTCTCCGGCCGGTGCATTTGTGGTCATATGTCTTGTTTCGTTTGGTTGTCCGCCGGGGGGCGGAAAGGGGTTAGTTGAAGGAAAAGGCGAAGGCTTCATCCCATGAGGCGAACTCCGGCGAAGTATGAACCTTGCTCATCTTTCCGCTTTCCGAATAGGGAAAGAGACGGGACAGGTCAGAAATGCTCATCGCCTTGGCCTTGGTTGACTCAATCACAATGCCGGCCGTTTCCCCCGCTTTGCCGGTGAAGCGAACCTTTACATACTTGGCAGGGATGCCGACAATGACGTTTCCGACTGAATGAAAGCGGACAGGCCCGCGTGTGGTTTGAACCGTGACTTCGTTTTCCATGCCCACAACCTACCAAACTCCCTACACACTACAAGCACAAAGTAACACAATGCATGAACTATATTTTAGGCCGGAATGAAGATTGTTAGTGTGTTGGCACAGTGTATGCCCTCTAGCATGGTGTGCTACTATGGGGGCAATGCCACGGCCCGACGGGAAACTCTATAGGTTTGAGCTGGATGCCTTAAAGCCTAAGCCGGAGCCTAAGCCAAAGCATAAGGCCAAGCCGGAACCCAAGCCGGCAGACCTGGAACCCAAGCCTAAGCCGGCCCTGCATCCGTTGCATCCTGAGGTTTACACGGCAGGCAAAGCTGGCCGGCCCGCTAACGTGAAAGCTACGCCGGAGCTAGTAAAACAGATTTGCGACGACATTAGGACCGGCCTCCCGGAAGAATCGGCCCTGATTCGGGCCGGTATCACAAGGCAAGGCATTGAACGCTGGAAAAAGAGTAATCCCGTAGTGCAACAGGCTTTTGACAAGGCGGAGACAGATTGGGAGAAGGGACTCGTTGCGCTGATAACGTCAAAAGCTGCCAGCGATCACAAGGCTGCTACATGGCTCCTAGAGCGCAGAGCGGCCCAGCGATGGGCTCCGGTCAGCAAGACGGAGCTGACGGGCAAGAACGGCGGCGCGATGCAGGTGCATAGCCTGTCCACTCAACTGCTTGCATCGGTCGGGGGCGACATGAAGCAGGCTGTTCCTGTCTAGCACAGGTGACTATGAATCACCCTGTATATCCCATAAGTGCATGGCCTGTAATGGCTGGCCTTGGCGTGGTGCATAGCATGGTGCATGGCTGGCCCGATCTGGCCGGGTGCCTGGCCCACCACCGGGGGCACCACGCCCCCCGAGGGGGGGTGGACATGCGCGTGCCCCACCTTCCGGGCGCGACATCACTTTTAGAATCCCTTTTTACAATTACAGCCCCCACAACCAGCCCATCCAGTCCCGCCAATGGCCTGTCAGCAAGTATTTCTTGCAAGTAGCTACTGTATAGGCACTCTGCCGACACCATGAATCTCATTCCGCAAGAATACACGAAGCACGGGTTCACGTTTAAGGTGCTGGTCCGCAACGGCAAGGCTGCGATCTACGAGCAATGGAAGGCCGGGAGGCTGTGGGCGTATGAAGTGTGCCGAGTTCGGGTAGTGGCCGCCCGGGAGATGCACGGTCGGTCATTGCCGGCCAGTGAGCGGCTGCCGTCCGACGAGGATTTCGGGGTTCACGGGAAGACCTACAGCACATCAGGAGGTCGGCACCATTCAGCCAGGAAGGCCGCAGAGGCCCAAATGGGTATCTGGTGCGCCCCGGCCACTCCCCGCCCTTAAAATGACCCTCGACATCAGCCGTGCCCCCGCCTCCGTCCGTGCTGGCCTGCCCAAGCGGACCCGGATTCCCAAGAAGCCGGCCGACCCGAAGGCCCCAAAGCCGCTGTCGATTGAGGAGAAGCGGCTGCTGCCCCAGTACTTCTCTGAGCTGTTCCTGAACCGACCCCAGTACAAGTGGTGTTTCAACGTCCTGGAGGCCCTGGCACCCCATGGGAGCCGGGTGGCGCTGGTGGCGGCCAACGGTTCGGGCAAGACAAGCGAGGTGGCGGTGGTGGCTATCCTGTGGCACATGATCCGCTACCCCGGGAGTCAGACGGTGGTGACGGCGGGTGTTTACCGCCAGATCGTGGAGGTGCTGTGGCCGGTCCTGCGGAACCGGGTGACAGGGATGGGGCCGGAAATCGCCCAGTTCTTTGAGATCACGGAGAGCCGGATCAAGTATAACAGCCCCAGCCTGCCCGGGGAAGGTCCGCGTGAGCCCAGTTTGTGCAATGGTTTCAGTGCGGAGAAGCCGGAAGCAGCGGAAGGCTGGCATGGCCGTGGTCCGTCCGGCAATTTGCTGTATGTCATTGACGAGGCGAAGGCGGTCCCGGACGGGATCTTTGACGCCATGGAGCGATGCCAGCCGACGCGGCTCCTGGTCATGTCATCCCCGGGTGGTGCGGCGGGTCGTTTCTATGATGTCTTCAGGAAAGCGGACCCCCGTTACAAGACGGTCAAGGTGACGAGCTACGACTGTCCCCACATTACGGAGCAGTGGATCAAGGACCAGATTGAGGCGTATGGCATCAAGTCGTCGGTGGTGCAGTCCATGATTTTCGCGGAGTTCGGTGAGGAGGAGGGCAACAGCCTTATCCTGCCCCCGGCAGTGTTGCAGAAGTGCCTGTCCAGCCCCCCGGCTAAGGTAGGGTCAACCCTCTATGCCGGGTGCGACTTTGCGGCTGGTGGCGATGAGAACGTCATCGCCGTCCGGGAGGGCAACACGGTCAAGCAGATCATAGCCTGGCGGGAGAAGGACACCATGGCGGCGGTGGGCCGGTTCATCACGGAGTTCAAGCGGCTGGGGCTCGATGCAAACAACATCTATTGCGATGCCGGCGGGTTGGGCATCCCCATGTGCGACGCCCTGCGGGAGGCTGGCTGGGATGTCCGGCGCATCAACAACGGTGATCCGGCCCACAACGGCGACCACTTTGGCAACCGGGCGGCAGAAATGTGGACCCAGTATGCCCGGCAGGTTGAGCTGTGCAAGGTAGTGGTCCCGGACGACGAGACGCTGCACCGGCAACTGACCACCCGCCGGCTGGAGCACAACAGCAAGGGCAAGCTGATGGCGGAGGCCAAGGATGCCATGCGCAAGCGTGGGCTGGGCTCGCCGGACAGGGCTGATGCCGTTGTCCTCGCCTTCTGTGGCATGGGTCAAAGCCTGGAGGAGTATGCCCAGAAATGGGGCAAGCGGGCGACCCTTGAGGACATCGAGGAATGGGCCGGTCTGGACAGTGGTGGCAGCCCCATGGCCGGGTGCCATGCCGGGTAATTGTGGCTCCCGCTACAAGTTGTAGCCTATGCTACAATGGCGGGACGTGATCGGAAATCGTATTGGCATACCCTACGCCGTCAGTAGCGGCGGCTTTAGCCCGACCAACTATCCCTCGCTGTCAGCCTGGTATGACGCCACGGATGCCGGGTCGTTGTCGGTGAACAGCAGCCTGCAAGTGCAGCTGATGGCGGACAAGAGCGGCAACAGCGCGGTGAATTGCCTGTGTCTGAATGGGGTGGCGGGGAATTATGCGAGTGCGCCGGATAGCGTTCCGCTATCTATCACCGGAGACATAGACCTTCGGTGTTACTTGTCCCTGCCTGATTGGAGTCCAGCTGGCCTAAACCCAATGCTCATTTCTAAGTGGGCAGCGGGGGCGACGACCTCTTACCGGATGTTTATTAACTCTACCGGAAACATTGTTCTGTCGTGGGTTACTGCTGCCGCCGCAACTATTACAAAGGCGAGCACGGTGATTGTGCCTTTTGCTGATTATGCGGCTGGTTGGGTTCGTGCGACACTTGATGTTGATAACGGGGCGGCTGGCAACGATGTGACATTCTATACGTCCACCGATGGCGTCACATGGACGCAATTAGGCACTACAGTAACGACCGCGTCGGCAACAAACATCCGGGATACAGCGTCCATACTTGAAATCGGAACAGACACGACCGGCACGGCAAACATGTTTGCGGGCATCATCTACCGCGCCCAAATCTACAACGGCATCGCCGGCACCTTGGCCTTCGACGCCAACTTCGCCCTCCCCGCCAAGCTCGCCACCAGCTTCACGGAATCCAGCAGCAACGCCGCCACCGTCACCATCAACGCGACTGGCGACCTTGGTGCCCGCATCGCTGGCGAGCGTGATCTGGTGCAGATGACGGCCAGCAAGCGTCCGGTGTGGCTGGAGCATACGGGGGAAAAGTATGCGTATCTAAACGGAGCGACTGGCAATGCGCTTACCTCGCCGGACTCGGCCGCGCTGGATATCACCAGCAACATCGACCTCCGTTGCAAGGTAGCCTTGAACTCGTGGGTGCCGGCGGCCGTGCAAGATTTGGTCTCGAAATATGATGGTGGCATCAATCAGCGGTCTTACATGCTGCAAATTGATACCACGGGAAAAATTAATTTCTGGCACTCTGTTCTCGGGACGGGCGGCCTCGTCACGCAATCCACGGCCAGCGTAGGTGCTGCCAATTACTCTGCCAAGTGGGTGCGAGTGGCGGCTGACATGGTGGCCGGCCTCGTCAATTTCTACACTTCAGACGACGGTGCGAGCTGGACTCAGCTTGGCACGGCCAACGTAGCTCTTGCCGGCGGTGCGTCCTCGATTTTCTCCGGGACCGCGCAACTGGCAATCGGCTCTCGCAGCGACGGCGCGGAACTGGTGAGCGGCAAAATCTACCGTGCCCAAGTCTTCAACGGCATCGCCGGCACGCTCGCCTTCGACTTCAACCCCTCCAGCTACACCAGCGGCACGACCCTGACGGACGCCAGCGCCAACGCCGCCACCATCACCATCCAAGGCGGGGCCACCATTGTCACGCGGACAAAGGTTTACGGCGATGGCACGGACGACTACATGAAGGCGCCGGCGTTCAGCTTGAGCCAGCCAGAGACGGTTTACTTTGTGGGGGGGCAGACTACTTGGACGATCACGGATGTCCTGTATGACGGCAATTCCGCCGCCAGCGGCTCCCTGATTCAGACGACCGCAACACCTCAGCTCAACATTTCTGCTGGCAGTTCGGTTGGTGCCGTGACGGCCCTTGCCGTGAAAACGGATGGCGTAATGACTTCCGTGTTTAACGGCGCGTCATCTGCCAATCGACTGAACCGCGCCGCAGCTGTAACGGGCAATGCGGGTGCATCCAACATGGGCGGGTTCACCCTTCTTGGCAACGGTAGCGGCGCAGCCATCGCCAACGCCACCGCCTCCGAGGTCATTATCTATGGTGCGGCCAACGACACAGCCGACCAGGACAACAAGATACTGGCCCTTGGTGCCAAGCACCGGATCACCACCTGATGAAGCGGGTGGCCCTACTGCTACTCGCAGCCCTACTTATCGCGGCACTAATCAAAATGGGACTCCTCGACTTCTTCAAGCCCCAGAGCGAACGCTACCCCAAGCCGGAAACGGTGGAGGTGGAGGATGGCAACCTGATCCTGACCCAGGCCACCCGGGAGAACCCGCTGGCCATCGTGGGGCGCATTGCGGACACCCATTCGATGGAGCCGACCCTGATGGGCGGTGATGCGGCGGTAGTGCAGAAGATACCCTATGCCGACCTCAAGGAAGGCGACATTATCACTTACCGGCCGGAATGGGTGAAGGCCAAGTATAAGCCGGGTGAGACGGTCCACCCGGTCATCCACCGCATCGTCCAGAAGGACAAGGGCGGCTGGATCGCTTCCGGCGACAACAATTCCCGCAGCGAAAGCAACGAGCGCGTCACCGAACAGAATTATGAGGGCAAGCTGACCCGCGTGTATCGCGTCAAGAAAGCCCCCGCTAAATAATCCCATGAACTCACGCGGCAAACTCCACGGCGACATCCTGAGCGACATCAAAAATCGCACCAGCTGGGCCACCAAGCATGTTGAGTTCTACCGGATGCGGCACAACGGCAAGGCCCGGGTGAAGAAACCCTACCCGAACGCGCCCGACCTCCACTGGCCGCTCATCGACACCAACATTGAGAAGCTGAAGCCGATGTTCTTCCAGCAGATCGTGGGCATGGACACGGTGGCTACCTTCGTTCCCATGCGCCAGCAGTTGGCTGCGGCCACGACCACGGCCGAGCAGTGGTTCGACTACAAGATTCGTGAGAAGACCAACCTCCAGCATGAGGCTTTGGCGTGGATTGATTCCACCCTGCAAAGCGGCCGGGGTGTGATGAAGGTCTATTGGGACGCGATGAAGAAGCAGGTGCGGTATGCCAGCATCGACCCCCAGTATTTCATCGTCCCGTCCTACACCCGCGACCTTCAGGAGGCTGACCGCTGCGTGCATGTGATGCCGTTCAGCGTCGGGGCCTACAAGCGGGCCGGGGTCTATCGCAGCGACAAGTCCACGCTGGAGAAGATCACGGGTTCCGGGGCCGAGTCGAAAGACCCGGGCGAGAACGCCATGCGCCAGGCCCGCCAGTTGCGGGAAGGCATCACCCATTCGGAGGATAGCGAGCAGATCATCGTCTGGGAGGTCTATCGCCACCGGGATGATGGCAAGTGGATCGTGGAAACCTTCAGCCCGAACGAGCCGGACATCGACCTGCGCGAGCCCATGGAGCTGGTCTATGACCATGGCATGGCCCCGTTCGTTGATTTCCCGTATGAGATCAAGGAGGGCGGCTGGTACAGCCCCCGTGGCGTGGCGGAAATGCTGGCCCCCTATGAGGCGGCCCTGTGCCACACATGGAATCAGAAGCATGAGGCGATGCAGTATTTCAACAAGCCCATGTTCCGGGCCGAGCGGGAGGTGCCGAACACCATGAACCTGCGCTTCCAGCCGGGCGCGGTGCTGCCCTATGGCATTGTGCCGGTGCCGGCGGCCCAGACCCCGGTGAGCTTTGACCAGGAGATGGTCATGGCCCGGCAGGTGGCGGAACAGCGGGTCAGCAACCCGGATTATGGCATGGGCCAGGTCATCAACACGACCAACCGCCGCACGGCCACGGAGATTGAGGCCATTGGCGGGCAGACCCAGCAGGCCGGCGACCTTCGTGCCCGCATGTGCCGCATGGCCCTGGCCAAGCTCTACAAGATGTCGTGGTCGCTGCTCCTCCAGTACGACAAGGAAGACCTCCAATACCGCTTCCTTGAGGACAGCTTGCAGGTGGACCCGCAGGCCCTGCATGAGCAGTACCACATCGAGCCCAAGGGCGGCGTCAATGAGGTGAACCGCCAGTTCCTGCTCCAGAAGGCCGTGCAGCGTAAGCAGGTTTTTATGAACAGCCCGTGGATCAACCAAGCCGAGCTGGACCGGAGCATCCTGGAGCTGGACGACCCGAGCCTTATCAAGCGGGTTTTCACCGACCCCAACCAGAAGGGTCAGGACGAGGCGGCTGACGAGGCCAAGACGGTGCCATCCCTGCTGCTGGGTATGCAAATCCCGGCTAAACAGGGTCAGGACTACGCCACCCGTATCGGGGTGCTGATGCAGGTCATCCAGAAGGCCGTAACGAGCCAAGCTCCCGTGCCCCCCGAGGGCCAGCAGGCCGTTCTGGCTCGCCTTGACCAGTTGGTAGCGGGCTTTGAGTCGGTGGACAACAACGCAGGCAAGAAGGCCCGGCAGGAGATCACCAAGTATCTGCAATCGGTTGGGCTTGTCCCGGCTGCCCCTACTATGGGCGGGCAGCAGCTTCCCGGTTAAGCTATAATGACGCCAATGCTCCGTTACCTACGCGCCATGATTATCTTCGCCCGCTACCAGGAGTGGGTGGACGGCGTGAAGTGGGAGGCCGAGGACGCGGCCGAGCTGGGGCGCTACCTGAAAACGCCTTCCGGCCAGAAGATGACCCGGGCACTGCTCAACATGACGCTCCGGGAACAGGCCAAGGCCCTGACCAAGGTGAACGTCCTGCCCTACGAGGCGGGCTACGTTGGCGGGCAGAAGGGTATGCTGGCTGCCATCGAGGCACTGGCTGACCTGAACCAATTTTCGACGGATGGGGATAGCGGCACCGACCATCTGGCGAACCCATAGGTGCCAAACACACGGCAGCGGATTGTTGCGATCCGTTGACGAGCCATAGCAACACAAAACATGCCTGAAACTGAAACCGAAGTCACCGAGGAATCCCTGCTGAATGATCTGAAGGCGATGGAGGCGGATGGCACGATTGACCTGGAAAAGCCTGTAGAGGCCAAGCCGGCGGTCGAAGCCAAACCCGCAGCCACCCCCGAGGAAAAGCCAAAAGAGGAGCCCGAGGCGGCGAAGGAATCGGATGGTTCTTTGAAGAAAGACGGTCCCACTGAAGACAAAGCCAAGAGCAAGTGGGCGGCAAACGAGGAGCGTAAGCACAAGACCTGGGAGAGCATCAACGCGGAGAAGGAAGCCATCAAAGCCGAAAAGGCGAAGGTGGAGGCCGAACGCGCTGAGATCGCCCGGTTGAAGGAGGAGGCCCTTAAAGCCAAGTCCAGTGCCGAGCCGTTCCGTGACGAAAGGGGATTCACGGCCAAGGACTACAAGGACGCGGCCAAAGCCTTTCGTGACAAGGGGGAGACTGAGAACGCTACGGCTGCTGAAAACCTGGCCGAGGAATTGGCCAAGAAGGAGCAGACGGTGCGAGCCCAGAAGGCCCAGGAGGAGTTTGGTAAGAAGTGGAGCGACAACTACGCGAAGCTCTCCGACCAGAAGCCCGACCTGCGCGATCCCAAGAGCGAGCTGTATCAGGAGACGGTCAAAGTCCTGAACGAGTTCCCGCTGCTGACTCAGAACGAAAACGGCCTGGGTTACGCTGTACGTGCCGCCGAAGTCAACTTGCAGGCCAAGACCTTTGAAGGGACTGCCGCAGAATTGAAGAAACTGAAGGCCGAATACGAAACGCTCCAAAAGAAACTCTCTATCGGACCCGGATCACCCGCATCCCCTGCCAAGGCTGAAAAGCCTTTCGAGGAACTTAGCCTCAAGGAACAGGAGAAGCGGCTGGAGCAAGCGGCGTTTGAACACGACCGCGCTTCCGGGCTCGCCTGAACTAATTATTTACTACCATGGCTGGTGTTACAACCTCCTCTACGCTGTCCGGTCAATTCCGGGCGCTTTTCTCCAAGCAGCTTCTCCAGAACATCGAGCAGATTCGCAAGCTCGACCAGTTCGCCACCAAGGCCCCCATTCCGAAGAATGGCGGCAACAAGTCGATCACCATGTTCCGTTGGGGCAATCCGGCCATCACTGATGTCCAGGCCCTCACGGAAGGCACGATCCCGGCTTCCTCGACTTCCGCCCAGCTCTCGCTGTCCAGCATCACGAAGGCTCTGGCCCAGTACGGCCAGCGTTACACGATGACGGACATTATGAAGGCTACCGAGCTTTTCAGCTCGACCAAGGAAGCCACCAAGCGTGCCGGTCAGGACTTGGGCCTCTGGTCTGACTCCGTGATCCGCAACGTCCTCGCCGGTTCCAACCTGACGGCCTCCAACGGCTCCATCGGTTCGGCCACCGAGGGCGGCGGTTCGCTCGACAACTCGGACACCATCCTTGAGGTCTATGGCCAGCCCGCTGGCACGACCCAGAGCTACACCGGCCTGAACTCGGCCACCACGACCTCGGTGCTGGACTCCGCGTCCATCCTCGATCTCGCCACCAAGCTCAAGCGCAACATCGCTCCTGAGTTTGACAGCGGTGGTTACGTCTATGTCACCGATCCTCGCGTTACCCGCGACCTCAAGCGTGACACGGACTGGCTCGATGCCGCCAAGTATAGCAATGTCCAGGCCCTTTACAAGGGCGAGGTCGGCTCCCTCTACGGTGTCCGCATCGTTGAGCAGACCAACTCGTTCGTGTCGCTGGGTTCGGCCACGGCTGCTGACCGCAACATCTATGCGGTTTCTGGCGGCGGCGGCACCGGCACCGGCAAGGACGTTATCTCGTCCTTCATGCTGGGCCGTGACGCCATCGGCGTTCCCCACATTGCTGGTGACAGCCCGTTCAGCCCGGCGGTCGAGGTTCTCGACAAGGCCGACAAGTCGGATGCGTTCAACCAGAACATCGTGGTTGCGGCGAAGATCTACTTCACCGCGCTTCGCCTGAACCCGAACTTCTACGTTCGGCACATGACGAAGACCGCCCACACCCTGTAATAGGGTAGTTCCCTCGTGACCCTGCCCTGCCGGGTGGGGTCACTCTGGGCACAATCCCATTACTATGAAAATCAGTTTTCCGGTCAAGGCGTTGGAGGACATGTCGGAGGACGGCGAGGCCGTTGCTCCCGGTGTTGGCGATCAGGTCAACATCACCGATGTGGTCGGCACGGTCGTTGCCATTGATGGCGACAACGTGACGGTCAAGGTTAAGTCCGTTGGTGGCTGCGAGTGCGGCGACCATGAGGAGAAGGAAATGGACATGGAGCCCACGGAGGAATCCGTCAAGGCGGCCATGATGAAGGAATCGGGGGAGGACATGTGATGGCAGGTGCTACCGGCTCCTACGCATGGGACAAGGTGGCCAGGGCTTTCGTCAAGATAGCCGACAAACCGCCGTTCCGGGGCACCCCCAGCCTGGTCGGCATGAATTTCTCACAAAAGATAATGGAGGGCTACCGGCGCTGCGAGGCACGGGGCGATAGGATCAACGGCCGGAAAGCCGGCATACAGAAAATCTGGAATCAATAACATGAGTTCACGTAACAGCAACTACATCGCGGAAGTCAGCATGGGGCATTTTGGCGTCGAGTACGTCAGCGGCACCAGCTCTGGCGCTGCCGGCCCCTGGATGGCCCTCAACATGGTCACATCGACCGCCTTCAGCGCCCTTACCATTGCCGGCAGCACGGGCACGCTCACCAGCGTTACCTTCCCGGCGGGCAGCTGGATTTATGGCCAGATCACGGCCTTCACCCTCAGCTCCGGCAGCGTTCTCGCCTACAAGGGCCAGCTGAACGCCTAATCCCATGGGCACCACACTTACCGGCGTAACCGTCGCCAGTTCCTACGACGCCCTGCTCAAGGTCACGGACAACGGGCCGGTGGGTGGGTCGCTCAAGGCCGTCACTGACGGCTTGGGCAATGACAGTGCGCTCCAGATCAGCACGGCGGGCGTCAAGAGCGCAGGCACCATGGAGGTGACTGGCGTGACTACCCTGACCGGCGGGCTCAACACGCCGCTGGCCATTGCCCAGGGCGGAACCGCTGCCGCTACGGCGGTGTTGGCCCGGGCCGGCCTCAACAAGGGCGAGACGGCCATTACTGACGCCGCCACCATCGCCACGGACTGCTCACTGGGCAACGTCTTCACCGTGACGCTGGGTGGCAATCGTGCGCTTGGTGCTCCTACCAATCTGGCGGCTGGCGCTACCTACATCTGGCGCATCACGCAGGACGGCGCGGGTAGCCGCACCCTGTCCTTCAACTCGGTGTTCAAGTTCCCGGGCGGCACCGCCCCCACGCTGACCACCACGGCGGCTGCGGTGGACATCATCAGCGGCGTTAGCAACGGCACCAACATCTACTGCTCGGTCCTCCTTGACGTAAAATGATGCCAGTAATGCTCAGTCCCGGTTATATCCAGGCAACGGGCGGGTCCGTTAGCTATTCTGGCGGCTACAAGATTCACACGTTCACCAGCAGTGCGGACCTGGTGGTGACATCGGCCCCGGCCAACCGCACGGCCGACTACTTGGTTGTTGCCGGTGGTGGCGGTGGCGCACTGGCCAACTCTGGTGGTGGCGGCGGTGGCTCCGTTGAGGTTATTTCTGGTGGATCGCTTTCTGTCGGCACGCTGCCCGTTGTGGTGGGTGCCGGTGGCGCTCCTGGCTCAGATGGTTTCAACTCCACCTTCAACGGCACCACGGCCTATGGTGGAGGAACTGGCGTTGTCGCCAATAGCCTGACCAATGGCGGTAACGGCGGTGGCGGCTCTGGCAACATCACGGGCGCCAATGCTGGCAGCGGCTCCAATGTCTATAAGGGCGGCGGCGGCAATAACTCTGGTGCCTTTGAGGGTGGCGGCGGTGGCGGCGCTGGTGGCGATACCCAGAACAACGCACAGGGCGGCGGCACCTACACGGGCGGCAACGGCCTAGCCAACTCCTTCAGCGGTGCTTCCGTGACCTATGCCGGCGGTGGCGGCGGTGGCACTAATGGCGGCTCACCATTGGCCGGTGGCAGCGGTGGCGGTGGTGCCGGCGGTTATAGCGGCAGCCCCAATGGCAGCAATGGCACGGCCAATACCGGCGGTGGTGGCGGCGGCTCCAATAGCGGCACATCCGGCACGGGTGGCAGCGGCATCGTTATCATTCGTTACAAGGTTCTAGGCTAATATGACCCTCTCCTCACTCGCATCATTCATCACCAGCAAGCTCCAGGACACGGACGCGGCTAGTGTCACGGCCTGTAAGTCCTACATCAATGCCCGGTATCGGATGATCTGGGAGAGCTGCCTGTGGACGGAAACCCTCGGCATTGCCACCAAGGCGGTGGTTGCGGGCGACCAGACCATCACGCTGGACGGCGCTCCCAGCACAACCTTCTACCAGTCGGTAGTTGCCCCAACAACCTTCATTGACTTCCCGGTAGCGGTGAAGATGACGGAAACCGGCAACGATGACGGGGCCGAGGTCATCAACAGCGATTGGGCCACCTTCTTCCAGATCGACCCGAACGCATGGATCGACGTAACCAGCCGCCGGGCCATGCCCAGTGGCTATATCAACCTGCCCAAGGACGGTAGCGGGTATTGCCGTATCAAGCCCGTTCCGGTCCCGCAGACCGCTGGCACCCTCTATGTGCTTGGCAAGCTGAAGTGGGTTGAACTCACCGACAGCGACAGCCCCTGCCTGCGTGGCATCGACAATGCCCTGCTGGCCTTTGCGGAGGGCGACATGCTGGAGCGTGCCCGCCAGTACGGCAAGGCCCAGGCCAAGTTCACGGAAGCCGCCGCTGCCATTGCCATCATGCGTGACCTTGAGAAGGGCCAGCAGGCGTCCATCAGCCGCATCATCCCCCTTGAGGAAGGCTACGACCCGATCTGCTCACCCGACTAATGGCACTCAAAGAACAGAACGCCCTCGATGACCCGATTGTTGCCGATGGCGACATTGGGTTCGCTGGCGGTCAGGTTAGTGCCCACCCGGCCAACATGATCCCGGCCGGCTCCTTTGTTGAGGCCCAGAACATGGACTTTGACAACTTTGGGCGGCTGGTGACGCGCCGGGGCGCCCTGACCACCACGGGCAATGTCATGTCCGGCAACTGGGAGGACGTTAGCGGCACGTGGAACGGCTCAACCGCCTACTGGGGTTCCAGCCTTGGCTCCACGGCCATTGATGCCTGCTTCTACTTTGATACCAACGCCAGTGAGTATGTTGTGCTGGCCCAGGGCGGCAGCCTGCTCCAGGGCACCGAGGGCGCGGTGTATGCCAGCATTGCCAGCAGTACCTACAGTGGCAGCAACGTCTATTTTGCCCAGCTGAACAACCGCCTGTATTACTGCGATGGCGTGGGTGCCCTCAAGTATATCGACAGCTCGGTGGCCCACAATGCCATCACGGCCGGCAAG